CAGTACGATGTCGTGACTGTAACCGAAGCCTTTTCGGGTGTTCCATGCACAAAGGCTTTGATTGATGACGGGCACATCGTTGGTGTGGCCCCGGAAGCAATCAGTTCCGGCGAGTATGGCTGGGTTCAGCTAACGGGCGTTGTCACGATGAACGTGCTGGCATCCTGTGCTGCCGACGTTAAATTGTATTCGTCCGCAACAGCTGGCTCGCTTGACGATACGTCCTCCGGTCAGTCGAACGTCAGCGGTATCTGCTTGACGACGGCGCGTGGAGGAACCGACGGCGAGGCTCCCGGCCTGGGAACCTGGCCGCGTTCGGTTGACATCTAACCTAGAGGAGGTGCGGGGGCGTAAAAACCCCCGCACAACTGCCTATGAGCAATATCAGGATTGAGTTTCTGCCGAGCGAAGACGAAAAGCCCGATCTTATTGAAATTCGCCGCGTCGGTGATCCGAACATAGTGCTCTACAAGGTGTCCGAGAAAGTCGAATGGCTGAAAGAGCATTTCCCGGCGGAACTGGCGGCATACCAGAAAAGCGGCGGGGAGGTTATCGCTGCCAATATAAGGCCACAAGGCACCGAGTTGACGGCTTTGAAGGGCGTCGGCCCACGACGGGCGCAGACTCTGGTCGATCAGGATGTGAATACCGTCGAGCAACTGGCAGAACTGTCAGACGCCAGCGTCAGCAGTCTGGGTGCCGGGACTGTTGATCTGCGTAAGCTGGCCCGTGACTACCTTGCCGATCAGGCCGGTCTTAAACCAAGGCAGGCTGTTGGATGACGCTGCTCACGATTTGCCAAGACGCCGCAAAGATTATCGGGATAACTGCGCCTGATGCGGTTACCTCGTCAACGGATACGTCTGTTATCCAGCTTGAGGCTTGTGCGAATCAGGAAGGCCGCGCCCAGGTGCAGCGGTACAAGTGGGAGATTTTGATTAAAGAGGGAAGCCATACGACTCTGGCTACTGAAAGTCAGGGCACGATGGTTTCGATCGCCAGCGACTTCGGGCGCTTCAGCAACAACACGATGTGGAACCGCACGACGGACAGAACCTATTACGGGCCACTCACAGACTCCGAATGGCAGCGTATTCTGGCTGTTGTCAGCGGCGGCATCACCAACTATTTCCGCATTCGTGGCGGGTTGCTGCTTATGCACCCGACGCCCACGGCAGGGGAATCCGTCAAGTTTGAATACGTTTCCAAGTACTGGGTGGATACGTCCGGTGGCTCTACCGCCAATGCGGACAAGTTCAGCGGCGACTCGCAGACTACCGTTCTGGAAGAGGAACTGGTTATTCTGGGTGTCGTCTGGCGGTTCTTGAAGATCAAGGGACTGCCGTTCCAGCAGCAGTTCATGGAATATCAGGCCCGTGTGGAAGAATACAGTGGGCATGATGGAGCGAAACCGATTCTGCGAATGGGTGGCCCGAATAGGGCTATTCTTGCGCTCAATGTGCCGGAAGGTAACTATGGCGCGTGATCTATATGGCGAAATGCTCGCACGGACGCTGAACAGAGGCGCTCCGCCGGGGCATTCTGCTGCCTATATCACGCCGCAAGAAGGCTTCCAATTACGCGCTTCCGGCGGGGGCGTTGCTCCCGGCGGCGGCCAGTATATGGCTAATGGAATTCCCAGCTTTCAAGAATTCGGCGGCGTTGATCCGGGTATTGACGATCCGACAGGCCCAACAGGAGGGTATGGTTCCGCTGGTTTTGAGATGGGGTTTGCCGATCCGGGTCTTCCGGGTTATTCGGAATATCAGGGCGTGTCACGAGCAGATGTAGACAGGGCCGTACAAGATCTGGGGCCAGAAAATCCGCTGGGAAAAGCAGAGCGCAACGAAATGGCGCGGCAAATGGCGGCTGCTCGAAGGGCTGCTGTTGCTCCTCCAGAGGCACTGCATGAAATAGCAGCTAGAAATCTAGAGGCTATAAATCTAAATCCTGACTATGTAGAACATAGAGGGCCTCCCGCCGGTTACAGGGGGCAGCCTGCCGCTCCCCCAACCTATACAGAAAAGGGGCGTGAGGCATTATCACGCAGCATTAGCAAAGGCGGGATTGGCTCAGAGGCTCCCGGCACTGCGCTTGCAAATAACAATCCTACTGCGACAACTGAAGATGTTGCTACTGTAAACCAACATTCAGATCGAACGGGTGGTTATTCGGTAAACGATCCGTACAGTGATGTGTCTGTTCCGGCTGGAATGAATATGGGGATGATTCCTGCGCTGGCAGGCACCGTAGCCGGGCTTGCATCTCCTGCTATTGGGCTACCAATGATGATGAGTGAATATCCTACATTGGGGAGAATGGGATGGAATGCCGCTAGAGCGGACACAGGAATGATAGGAACAGCCCTCAGAGGATTTGAAACTAATGTCACCGATCCTATTAACAGAGCATTTGATGTTGTCACCGCGCCGGTAGACAGGTTGGGCGATTTTCTTGGGAGTCGCGTCAGGGCTGGTGCGTCTGCTGTGGGTGACTTTATTGACGAAAATGTTGTTGATCCCCTTGGGCAGCGCACCACTGCTTTAGGAGAAGATATCGCCGGGGCATTCCCGGATTTACCGGATTTTTCTATAGGAGATGTCTTTTCCCAAGGTGAGACGCCAAGCGGCAGCTTCCAAGACCCCCAGGCAGGGGGCAATCAGGAGGTATTTGTTCCGCCGCAACCTGCGCCTGTAACGGAGCCGTTTGTTTCCGATAGTACGGAAAGGCAATTTGCGGATATTCCGCCGGAGATTCTGGCTAGGATACTGGCTAATGAACAGTTTGGCCGACAACGACAGCAGCAAGCGTTAGGTTTAGCGTGATGGCTACTTCTCCACTTGCCATGACAGGACAGAGCAACGCGGTGCCGTCGCCTATTGGCGGCTTGAACACTCGCGATTCTGTCGATCTGTTGCCGGAAACCGATGCTATCCGCTTGGATAACTTCTTTCCGGCCCGTTCTCATGTTCAGGTGCGTAACGGTTACGACGATCATGTCACCGGGCTGCCGTCCACTGTTCAGAGCTTGATGGTTTACGCCAGCGGCACGACAAGCACGATGTTTGCTGCGAGCGGCACTGCTGTCTACAACGTAACCAGTGCCGGTTCAGTCGGCGCTGCTGTCATCACCAGCCTGTCGAATGCCCGGTTCCAGTGGGTGAATATGACAACAGCAGGTGGATCATTCCTGTTCATATGCAACGGTGCAGACGCACCGCGCCACTGGAACGGCTCCGCATGGGCTACGCCTACTCTGAGCAGCATCACCGCTGCCAATGTTATCCATGTGGAAGTATACAAAGAGCGGCTGTTTTTCGTCCTGACGGATAGCCTGACATACGGCTATTTGCCGGTGAACAGTGTGGCCGGAACGGTTGCATCCGTCAATCTGGGCAGCGTGTTCAGCAAGGGCGGCAAGCTGATGGCAATCAGCACATGGACACGCGACGGCGGGTCCGGCCCGGACGACAACATTCTGTTCTACACGGATCAGGGCGAAATCGCCATGTACAGCGGCACTGATCCGTCTGACGCCACGAAGTGGAGCCTTGTAGGTGTTTACACGGTAGGGCGTCCCATAGGGCGTCGGTGTATGCTTCGCGTTGGATCAGACTGTTACCTGGTGACAGAGAACGGCCTTCTGCCCATGACACAGGTTCTCGGAACCGGCGAGGCAGCGCCCAACCGCGCTATCAGCGACAAGATCAGCAACAGCTACAACGATTCCGTCGTCAACTTCAAAGATGTCTTTGGATGGCAGGGAATCATCTATCCGAAGGGCGGCTATGCGGCGATCAATGTCCCGGCATCAACAGGCGGGGATTTCATCCAGTATGTCGTTAATCTGGATACGGGAGCGTGGGCTAGATTTACCAATCAGAACGCTTACGTCTGGGCGCTTTACGACAGCGATCTATATTTTGGCGGCAACACCAAGGTTCATAAGGCGGATAGCGGCACGGATGACGCCGGTGCTGCCATAGAGGCCGTCGCCAAGACGGCGTTTATATACTTCGGGGGCAGAAGCGGGCCTAAACGGTACACGGCAATCCGTCCCGTTATGGCGAGCGATGCCGATCTTGAGGTAAGCATCGGCTTCGATACCGACTTCCGTGACGGAACTACGACTTTCGTGCCCAGCACAACGTCCTCCATAGCTTCGGCGTGGGATACGGCAACGTGGGATTCGGCAACGTGGGGCGCACCCGTCACAACCCAGCAGGCATGGTTCAGCGTTGCCGACATTGGCTGGAACGCCGCCGTGCGTGTTAGAACCAGCACCACACAGCAGTCCGTGAGGTGGCTTGCGACAGACGTTCGTTATGAAGTGGGGGCGGGCTTATGATGAGCGATTACGTCTGGGAACTCCTTGCCCCGGCAACAGAGGCATTTGAAGATGTTGGACGCGCGGAAGTCGAGCAAGGCTTGGACGAAGGCACGTTTACGTTGTTTGAGGGGCTTGAATCAGCAGCAGTAACCTGTGCTTTCGGCGATTCTCTGAGAATAGGACTGGCTGGCGGGAATTTGACGGAGCTAAAACAGATAGAAAAAGAAATCTGCGATTTCGCCAAAGCGCGGAATTTCAGATTCGTAGAGATTATTGGACGCCCCGGATGGGAGCGTGAGTTGCCGGATTATAAACGAACAGCGGTGCTTTTAAGAAAGGAGCTGGGTTATGGGCTTCATTAGAGACATGTTCAGTAGCCCAGATCCACCGCCGCCTATAAACTACGGGCAGTTACAGCAAGATCAACAGGTTTTGGATGAAGACGCAGCACGACTTCAAACTGCTCTGTCACGTCCTGATCTTGTTACGCCGTATAGCACCACGACATTTCGGGAGACTGCGCCGGATCAATATCTCGGCACTTACACTCTTGCACAGCCCTATGAAGATTTGCGCGTACAGGAAGCAGAGCTTCAGCGCGGCTTGCAGGGCTTGTCAACCCAACGTCTCGGGCAGATCGACAGAGGAGCCTTCACTACAGCCGGGTTACCGGGAGAGCCAGCGCCGTTTACCTACGATCAATTCGGCGCACAGCCAACCTATTCAACAGCCGGTGCCAGTTATCAGTTGCCGGGGTTTTCTGATCTCAATACTTTCACCAGCAACGCCGCTGACGAGTTCTTCAATCGAGCCGTAGCACGTCTGAACCCGCAGTTCGACAGGGCGGAAGCAGCTTTGCGGACGCAGTTGATTACCAGCGGCATACCGGAAGGCTCTGATGCCTTTAATCAAGAGCTTGAGCTATTCCGGCAACAGAAGAACGATCAACTGGCCGATCTGGCAAGCCAATCCGTATTTCAAGGACAAACGCTGCAATCCAACATACTCGGCAACATATTGCAGGGCCGTGGACAGCAGCTACAGGAACTGGGCACTGAGTTTGATGTAGCGACGGGCCAGAGGGGGCAGCAAATTGCAGAAGCCCAGAATCAGTATGCGCTCGCGCAACAAGCCAGAGATCGTGCTATTGCCGAACGTCTGCGTGAGCGTCAGCAGCCCATGACTGAGCTATCGGCGATGCTGACAGGCACAACCCCGTTCAGTCAGGCAGCAGCGCAAGGGCCCGGTTCACTTGCTCCTGTAGCGGGGCCACCTCCGGCTGATCTCGGTGCTTTGGCGGCAGCGCAACAGGCCGACAGGCTTGCTAGGTTCCAAGGGGCGCAACAGGCACAGGCCACAGCGCTTAGTATACCGACGACATTGGCGGCGGCTTATCTCGGAAGGCCAAGATAATGGCTATTGATTTCATCACTGATCCTAATATTGCATACCAAGAAGGGCTTGCGGGTGCCTTTAGGAAGAGGGCGCTATCCCCGATTGAAGTCAGTTCAAATCCATATGCTAATGATGTATTAGCAAGAGTATTACAAAAGGGTGCTGATATCTATGGTGGTTATATAACTCAACAAAGCGCCGCTGATCTTAAACGTAAGCAGGAGCAAGCTCAATCTGACATCCTTTCCAGTGTTCTAGCGCAAAGCCAGATGCCTACTGGCCCGAAATTTACGATACGAAATGATGGTAGCACAGGGCTGAGATATATTCCTTCTGAATATGTCGCGCCGACAGTTGCCTTCACACCAGAGCAGCTAAAAGCGGCGGGGACAACATCAGCAGCAGCGCAACTTTCAATACAGCAAGCGCAGGAACTTGCCAAGAAGCGGTTTACGGATAAACGCACAATTGAATTGCAAAAGGCATTAATCGAAGCAGAGGATGACGAAACTAGAGACGCTATCAGACTGGCGCTTGATCCTGTAGGCGA